ACCTCTAGCATAGAATAATCTTTTAGTCTACAGATAATATCAGCCACCGGCTTCAAACACTTTCCACTTTATCATATTACTTATTGTTTGATGTCGCCAACGTAATGTGTCAACAATTTCGTTAAGAGTATCTATAAGAGTTTTTAGATACTGTATCTTTAGTTCTGACTCTTGTATCTCTTTGTCTGAATCATAATAGTAATCCATATCACCTTTCATTACTTTCAAACCATTGAGAGGATCAAAATCCCAATCCAGTTCTTTTACTTCCTCTTCCGACATCTTACCATTGTACCAAAGCCACTTCTTTTTTAGTAGTGTCTTTTGATCCATCTCTACTCTCTTCAAACGTAACTTTGTCTGAGAAAGAAGACCAAGATATTTAGAATGTAAAGCTGGGGTGTTGCGAGATGCTTCGTCTAAACCATTTCGTGGTAGCTCACAGTCTACCGACCACTGTTCTAATAGTGTTTCTAAATCCATAATATACTCCATTCATTACTTCAACTCAAAATAAGAAAATCTAAATGTTGCTGGAAATGTTATCTGAGTTGTATCTCCAGTTGTTGCTTCTAGTACCATATTACCTAATGCTGTTGGTATACAATCTATATATTTGATTTGTCTAGTAGGATTATTTGCACTACTCAAGATCATAAGTGTAACATCACATACAGTTGGTGGAACATTATCTGTTCGAGCAAGAGGTGTTTTAGTTGGTGTTTGTATCAATCTTTGCATCCAATTGTACATTTCAGTATATGCATTTAAATTTTCATCTACTATTATTATAGTCTCTAAATCAGTAAATGTCAATTTATCTGCTGCAAAAGGTACGTTGGCAACTCTTTGATAAGGTAGTTCTGCAGCTCTTGCATCCATTGCTGGATGAGCTACACTTTGACAAAAGAACTCAAGGTTAGGAAAGTTCTTTCTATCTATAAGAAGTTTAAACGATGTTGGTTGAAGAAGATTAATATTATTCAAACCAGATGTTGCATTTCCCAAAGTATCATCTACTGCAACTGTAACACTAGGATTTAATTGAACCATTTTATTTCCAAAAAAATTATAACTACTTGTATTTATACGTTTCTTTTCTTAATATTTTTTAATTTAGTTGTTGACCTCACTTCTACTTTATAGTATAAAGAGTATATCAAATGAAGGAGAAATCAAATGTTTAATTCAATCTGGTGTGAAGAAGTAAAAGTTCCTGCAGAGTTCAAAGAAGGTACTCGTCTAGTATACACATACATCAATGGTAAAAATGAAAAAGGTTATACATTTGCTGAAGTTTCTTCTTTCTTAGCAACTGGTTCTAAAGAAGATGTACAAAGAGCAGTTGATTCACTTCTTACTCAAGCTGATGATACTCATCATGTATTTATTGAAGGTTTTGATCTTACAGATAATGGTTCTTACGAAGTAGTATTAGGATCATAAAAAAAGGGCGGCTGAGAAAGCCGCCCAGTTATCGAGCATAGTAGTTTACCTACCTTATGATGCGTTAAGAATATTATCTACTCTGAATATTCTGTAGTACTGATTAGACTTAGCTGCTGCTAGTCCATCAGATGGTGATGAACCTACGAATGGGTTAGATGCCATACCATAACGAGTTTTAAACCCGATACGTGGCTGGAAGTCATTCTCACCAACCGCACGTACCATAGTTAGCGGTACGTATGGGCAATAGAACAGACCTGCGTCATATGGGTTAGTACCCTTATAACCTACAGTGATATAATCTGCTGTTGCATATGGATCGATGTATACTTTGATACGACCATTCATAACACCTGCAAAAGTATTACCTGTGTCATCGATGTTCAAGTTAGTTGACAATGCTGGAGCATAGTCTAACATTCCTGAAGCAGCTAGTGCAGTTGCAACGTCTGATGAGCAGATGATAAAGTTACCTTTACCCCTACGTGTCTCTTTTGCAATTCTGTTTGCTTCTCGATCTAGTTGAATACCTAGACCTTTGAACTTCTCAGCTGACCAACGACCATCTGCATCTGACTGTAAGTCAAAGATACCTTTGGTTGTGATGTTGGTTGTCAAAGCACCAGTTTTAGCTTGTGAGTTGATTGTGCGGATTACTTCACGGTTGATCTCAGCCAAGATTTCTGTTGACAGAATGTTTGCCAATTCTGTCTCTGCGTCCAATCCATGGATCGCTTTCAAATCTTGTGCGAGTTCTAGTGTGTACTCTGCTTTCAACGCACGTGACTTTGCAGTCACAGTTGCTTTTTCAATGGTGAATCCCATTTCAGCAAATGACTCTCCAGTGTTACCTAGAGCTTCAGCTTCTGCTGTTGTGTATGGATCACCTACTACTGGTCCAGTTCTGTCGTTATCGATAGAGCTGTCTCCACCTGCGTCTGTTAGACCTGATAGACCTGATGGGCTACCATTTGCTGTTGCAGATGAATCACCAGAAAAGTTAACTGCTGCTTCATCAAACAATGCTTCGTCACCAATTACAACACCTGATTTGGTTGTTTTGTATCGTGACTTCATTGCGAAGATCAAGCCAGTTGGGCCAGTCATTGGTTGTACACCAGCTACGTCATATGCCATCATGTTTGGCATTGCACGTCTTACTAGTGAGATTAAAATTGGGTTCCAGTTATCAGCGTTACCGCCACCTGAAACTGTTCCGTCTGCAGCTGCGTTAGCTGCAACTTCTTGTAGACCTTGCTCACGAAGAGCTTTTTCGGTGTTCTCCAATACAACTGCAGTTACAGAACGCTTATGGCTGTCTGCAACTTTACCAGCTGATTCTTCGTTTAGAACTGGAGACCACTTTTCTACTAAGCGATCATATGATTCCATCATTGTTGGATCTCCTATTATTTTGTTGTTTGTCTAATGGCTTGTACATATTGAGCCATTGTGTCTGAAAGTTCTGAAGTATCAACTTCACCTTCGTCTGCTTCTTCTACAATTGACTCTTTTGTCTTCTTAGAGAAGTATGATTCTTTTAATGTTGCAACTTTATTTGTAAAAGCTTCATCATCTTCAAAATCAATTGACTCTGCTAAAGACTTGAGTTTTTCAACTTGTGTTTCTGCTAGATCTTTTGAAGCTTCACGAATGATGGCTTCTCTTTTAAAAGATTCTAACTCTTCACTAAGTTTCATTGCTTTAGATACTGCATCGTTGTACTGTTCTTCTAGTTCTTCGTTTGCAGTAGCTAATTCGTCAACTAGGTCAATTTTGGACTCAGGAACTTCAATATAAGACTCTGAGAATAGGTCTTTCAACTTACCCATAAAGCCTTCTGCAATCTCTGCTCGTAAGCCAGATTCAATTGCTATTTTGTTATCCTCTACCCAAGTTTCAACCACATAGTTGAGGTAGCTGTCTACTTTCTCTACAAGATCTTCTTTAGTTGTTTTTACTTCTTCGTCCAGTTGTTCTCTGTACTCAGTTTCTAAACGATCGATCTCTTCTGCGAGTTTAGACTTGACTGCCGCTTCAAATATAACAGCTGTTTTGGCTTTGAACTCATCGCTGAGTGTAGCCTCAGATTCGACCAGAGCATTTAAGTCTTCACTAAAATCTCCATCTATATCAACAGACTCTGCTTTCATAGGAGCACCCATAGGAGCAGCTTTCATACTGCCTGTGTGATGCTTATCTGGATCGCCAGGTGTTACCTTGTCGGCTGGTTGTGCGTTGGACTTGTCACCTTTTCGCTTCGGAGCAGATTTGCCTGCGGCTTCTGCTTTATCGTTAGCTGCTAGTGACTGAGCCTCAGCGTTTTTAGGATCGTGAGCTTCTTCGACGTTTTCCTCTTCGAGCTCTAAATCCTGGTCTTCGATTTGATCAGTCATATTAGACTCCTTACAATTTAGATTTTATCATTGAGAGGAAATTCTTAAACTCACGTGTTTGCGTTTCATATAGATCCGCACGTGGAGCTTTTTTAATTTCAGTCTCCATTTTTTCAATTACTTGAGGTTGGATTACTCCATTGTTCCAAACCCATTCTACACCTTCCAATATTCCATTTACAAAAGCTGTTGGTGCAGATGGATCTTGTACGATATCAACCGTATTAAGAATGAAGTCGTCCTTTACGTACATAGTACCATTTCTTTCCTCAAGGCTACCCATACCACGAGTTGAAACACCCAGTTGAACACCGCCCTCAAGAAGACCTTCAACAATCTTACCCATAGGAGTATTCAAAATGCGTGCTTTACCCACAACATCATTACCGTCCCAATCAAGGGACTCAATGAGGTGGGATACTTTGTCTAAGTTTACAGTTGGTCCATCTGGATGGTTTAATTCTCCAACTGCACGCTTAGTGCTAACTTGTTCAGTAACATATTTATCAACAGCACTTTCCATAACAGGTTTAGGATAAACTCTGCCATTCCGGTTCTTTGATTCTGATTGCATAAACACACCTTCAATGAAGAAATGTTTAGAGCCATCATCTTTTGCTTCGGTAAGTACTTGTAAATTATTATCATTATACTCAGCCATAAGCTTCATGTTACTATCCTTTATATTGTTTAACAAATTGTGTAGCCATCTTCTCAGCTTCTTTCTGAGACTTATAGCTATCCAATCTATCACCATCTATGTAGACAACATACCCTGAGACCTCTTTATTTACTCTCACCGGTATGCGTCCTATCTTTTTATCCAAGACTGTTTTGCCTGAAGGACGTCTTTGTAATCTTTCTCTCAATTGAATAAACGTCTTCATTTCAACAATCTTTCTTAATTGTATTTATTTATAACTTTTAAATTTTCGAGAACTATTCTTCGTCTTCTGAGTAATCTTCTTCCTCTTCAGAATCATCATATTCTTCTTCATCCTCATACTCTTCGTCTTCATCATATTCTGCCTCTACTGCAGCCGCTTCTAATTCTTCATCAGAATATTCATCTGATTCATCAGCTACGTCAACATCAACTGCCGTATCTTCAGGATCTTCAAAGTTTTCTCCTTCTGGATTGTCTAAGTTAAAGATTCTATTTGCCATAGCAATCTTTTCTTGTTCCAAGGTGTCACTCATCTTTGCTTGCATGATTGCATCAAAATATGTTTGACTTTTTGCAAAGTCTTGATCTACTACATTGTTGATCATATCGTCAATATCAGCCATAATTAACTCCTTCCAATTGACATTCTATATTCGTTACTATATGGTGTGAAAAGATATTTATTGTTTCCATTTGATATACTTCTTAAATCTGTATAGTCATTATCAAGTCCAGTTGTATATATCTTGTTAATACCAGTTTGATTTAGAACTTTACTCCTCAATTGGTCTGGTGTAAGATCTGGTCTCATTTGTAATATTTGTGCGACATGTCCAGCAACTTGAGGAGCAGCCATACTTGTTCCACTAATATTAACTTGTTTAAAATTAGCATCTAAGTGATAATCTACTGCTGACATACTATTTGTAGTACTACATGAACTTATTATATTTGTTCCAGGAGCATATAGATGTACACCTGGACCACATTCAGATGTTTCATTTTTTTGTTCTGTTGTTGCGTTTACTACATCTGAATCTATATTTCCGACAATTAATGCTTGGTCATCATAAGGACTTGATCCTCTGTTATAGTAGTAAGTTGTTCCTGTTGTGTTTGTAAATCTATTACCATAATCTAATCCAGAAGGTACATCTATCTTTTGAGAAAAGTTACCAGCTGCAACTACACAATGAACTCCTTCATCTATTAGTTCTTGCATATCAACATCTATACTACTTACTCTGATACCAAATCTATAACCAAAGATATCATGAACATGTCTTCCAACCATTCCTTTACTAGTATCTCTGTATATTCCTGTGCTATCAGGACTAGCCCAGCCTATTCCTCTATAGTTACCTGCTAAAACATTAAAAAAATATGTTCCATATCCCCAACTCATATTTACTACAGTTGGTCTTTTATATCCTGTTGAAGTAGTTGGTTTTTGTCTATGCCATAATTTTATAGCATCAAAAGCATATGTGTCAGGTATTCCACCCACATCTCCATCACCTTCAAGTCCAGAAACTTTCATGGCGTATATTTTTGCATTTTTTGCCCAACCAAAAGTTTTACCAGCTACTATTCCAGCAACATGAGTTCCATGACCATCTAAATCTCTATAATGAAATGAATGTTGGGTATCTCCAGACACTCCACTTTCTGAATACCAATCTATTTGTTGAAGTCTAGTGTTACCTGATTCATCTTGCCACTCAGGATGGTTGACTTCAATTCCACTATCTTGTATAACAACATCAACACCAGTACCATCTAAATTGTAAGTGTAATCTCCAGATACTTCAGTAGAAGTTCCATAAGGATTTACTTTATCAATACATCTTCTCAAACCCCAGTTTACAGCAGCAATATCACTTAATGTAGTTTTTTTGAAAACTCCAACTTGTCTACCTCTTCGTCCTATTGATATATCGTCTCTATTACTTGGAGGCTCTTCTACATCTAAAACTCTAGAATCATCTTTAAGCGCTGCAACTTCTTCTTCCGATAATGCATAATGAGTATTTCTATATGATCCTATTCTACTATCGGCAACATCCACACTTCTATTAGGAATAGTAGAACTGCCTGTAGATTGAGTCATTTCAGCAGCAAAGTTTGCAGCATCAACACCTTTGTTAAGACTTACTATGTATTCTTTTTCAGCCATTAATGTAGATCCACCCATGAACCATTTGCATAGCCTTGAAACTTATTTGAAGTTGTATTGTATATCATATCACCATTTTCAGCCAATGATATAGCACTTCTTTCTGAGTCAGACATTTTTGCTACTTGAAAAGGTGAAGAAGGTACTTTAACTCTATCCACAGCAGATAGAACAAATTCATTACCACTATTAAATGTAGTAGAGCCAGTACTAGTAAAATTAATTGAGTCAGCATAAATTATTCCATTCACAGTCAAATCACCAGCAGTAGTAATACCTGTAGAACTACCACTAGACATAAATGCATTTACATCACTATCTGTATATCCAGTACCACCATGCTCATTTATTAACTTAATAGTATCAGGAACACTAAGACCACCACCACCTAAAGATAGAGCCTTTTGTATCTCACGAACATGATTACGATGTTGATTAGAAAATTGTTCTATAACAGGAGCAGTAATAGCTTCAGTATCTACTTTAGGAGCAGGTGTTCCTGGAGGCCCTTGCAAACCTTGAGGACCTTGTGGACCCACTTCTCCTCTAGGACCTTGATCTCCTTTGTCTCCTTTTTCACCAGGTTGACCTTGTGGACCTTGTAACCCAGTATCTCCCTTTTGCCCTTGTTCCCCTGGAACTCCTTGTTGACCTGGTATTCCTGATTCACCTTTATCCCCTTTGTCACCTTTGATTCCTCTAGGACCCTGAACACCTTGTGGACCTCTATCACCTATAACACCACGTGGACCTCTTTCTCCTTGAGCTCCTTGCTGTCCTTCTGGTCCTGTATCACCTTTAGGTCCCACTTCTCCTTGAGCACCTGTTGGACCAGTAACCACTGTTACATCACCAGGTTCTCCTTTATCACCCTTTTCTCCTTGAGGTCCTTGAGGTCCAACATTACCAGCAGGACCAATAGGTCCTGGAGGTCCTTGCTCACCAATCATACCTGTTGGCCCAGCTGGACCTTGTTTACCAATGTTTCCTTGAGGACCTTGTGGACCAATCTCTCCTTTAAATCCTTGTGGACCTGGGATTGGTTCAAATAAATTTTCTCTAATATCTTCAAGCTCACTGAAAACTTTTTTAAGATTTGCAGCTATTAGAGCTTCATTTATCTTTGGCATGACAAACCTATTTCTTTAGATTTTCAGTAAGAGACTTTATTATATCTATATCTGTATCATCTAACTCTTCGTTAAGATTAAGAGATTCGTTCTGACCGACTGGCTTGAGTTGAACTACAGGAGCTTGATTTTGAACACTTTGTGTATCTTGGAATTGATTTTCATCTCCTTGATCAGCACCTTCATCATCTTCTGTTTCTTGAATTTCTTGTTTCATTTTTTCAATGTCTTCATCATCCATTCGTAATACGTTTTTCATTATCCATTGTTTTGAAAAGTATTCATTTGCATAATTGTTAACTTGATCTAACAAGGTTATACGATTTTGCATTAACTCTGCATCTCTTAGTTCAGTGAAATGATTGTCACGAACATAGTCAATGTGTATGTCTTCTTTCCATTCTCCCCAATCTTCTTCAGTAATTATTCCTTTAAGAATTAATTGTTTTTTAAGAATGTTAAGAAATAGATGATTAAATCTTGATCTTAATCTATCAATAAATTTTTGAAACTTTAGTTCGTCTCTGTTTATTTCAGTTGATCTACCTAATGAGAATTGTGACTCTTGTTCTAATCTGTTTATAGGTACATTGAGTGAACGGTATAGACGTTTCTGGAAGTATATGATATCGTCGATCTGTCCCAGGTTTTCACCTCCTGGTAAGGTAGAGATCTCAGTTCCTCGACCACCTTCTCGTCGTGGTAACCAAAAATCTTCCAACATCGACATATGTTTGCGATCATCTCTTATTGCTCCTGTGTTTGCATCATATACTAGTTTGTTTCTATACTTTGCCATAATGTTTTTCATATATTCTTCTGACTTACCTTTTGGTAAGTTACCTACATCAATGTAGAATATACGTCTTTCCGGAGCACGAGCTAAACGATAGATGACTAATGAGTCTTCCATCATTCTCAATTGGTTAATTGGCTTTAGTGCTTTATGTAAATGTGATACTACTCTTCGTCTTGCTTCATCTAGTAAACCTGATGTAACATAACTTACTGAGTCTGGAGTCAATCTAATTCCTTGATTTGCTCCTGATGTAACATAACTAGTGCTATTGGCTTTTTCTTGATAGATATAAAATTCATCTACTTTCTCAATAAGAGTAGCGCCAGTATCTTCATCTTTTTTCTTTTTTACTTGTTTTACTTTTCTAATCTTAGTAGCATCAATAGGTCGTATTTCTTGAATACCTAACTTAGGTTTACCTTCATCAACAACTAAATGGTGATACATTCTTCCATCAATATACCACCTTTTGTATAAATCATGACCCATCTCATTAAAGTTTAACATACTTAATACAGAATCAAATTCCTCTGTAATAGCTTTTTTAATATTATCACTTACTTGTACATTATCTAAATTCACTGAAACTGCTTGTTCAGTTTCAGATGTAGTAATAGATTCGTTAACTATATCTTCGATAGCTGCATCTACTTCTGGATGATGAGAGACAGCTCTATATTGTTGTATTAAAGATCTTTCATCTTTAGTTTTATTACCTTCAATATCAACAAACGTGCCATAATGAGCACCTGCAGCTGTGACATAACCTGCACCATCCTCATCTGTTGGAGGTACTATTGATGTAAGTTTTTCTTTTGACTTGTCACGAGCTCGTTTTATTTCAAACCCAAATAATTTAATACTGTCATCAGCCATTGTAATTCCTAATAGATAGAGTGCGAGGGGCCATTGCTGGCCCCCCTATTTATCGTTAACTAGTAGTGTTAGATTCCCAGTACTGGACTTGGAACTCAACTGTGAATCTTTCAATTTCACTTTCAGTAGCATATGCTAAATCAATTGGTGAAATTGCAGTTGGAAAACAACTACGGAACGTATAAGTTTTCAATACAGCTCCATCACGATCAAGTTGATCTACTACAAGATCAGCTTCGTAATCAATAGGATTGGTTAGACCGGTATTGTCGCTATGAGCATTCATACCATTCATCCAACGTTCCATTGCATTACGTATGTTGAAATCTGTATCGTTAATTATAGTTGGAGTCCATACATCAAATGTACGATCTCCAGCCATTTTTAGTTGCCGGCCTCTGAAAGGAACGACAATTGGTGTTATATTACCACCTGGCAGCTGAGCTGCCTCGCAGAGAAACGATGTTAGTTCTGCATCGCCACCTGCATAAGCCGGAAAGTTGATGGTCGCTTGAAATAAATTAGGTCTAGCGCCACCGCCTCGAAGCTTGGATTTGAAGTCATCAACTCCTAAAATAGCCATTTGTTATATCTCCTTTGACGCTATTATACAGCACCGACAACTTCTTCGAAGTCTACACCAGTTCTAACTGCAACAAAGTTAAGTGTCACGAAGTTAATTGAACGAGCAGGCTTGATGAAGATGTTAGCAATAAATTCATTTCTGTCTATAACAGCTCCTGTGTTGTTTGTTTCATCACATACAACTCTGAAGTCTGTAATACCACGACGACCTTGTACCTCTCTCAAGAATGGCTCTACAACATTAACAAATTCTGCTCTGGTGAATTCATCATTGAATTCAAACATAACATTCTTTGCTGCTCTGGCTATAGCTCTTTCTATAACTAAGAATAATCGACGTACATTTATTCGATCAAATGCACTTGGTCGACCTAAGAATGTTTTGTCACCAAATAGAAGTACACCTTGTCCAGGTATGTTAACGATTGGGTTAATACCTGCTTTGTAAAGTGTATCTCTTTCAGCTTTTGTTGGAGTGTATGCTAATGAAGCAACACCAAAGTATTGACCTCGTCTTTGTCCTGCAGGTGAGAACCATGCAGCTGCTGAGAGATCTGTAGAAGCCATTACACCAGCTGTTGTTGAAGCAGCCGGAATAAAGATAAAAGCATCATTATATTTATCATATACTTTTAAATAGTTGTTGTCAACGACTAGATAAGAAGTTGCAGTAAATCCACCTACTGTAGTCACAGAAGAAGTAACTGGAGTAGCATTATTTACTACAGCAGCTCTATCAGGTGATGTTACTACTACACAATCTTTTCGTTGGTTCTTTGCAAGACCAGATACATGATTAACAACTGTTCTTTGATCAGTTGCATTTGCCATTCCTGGGCAGATCATGAAATCTACTTCTACTATGTCAGGATCAGTAAACAATGTAAAACCTGAATTGTATTCACCTGTTGTTAAAGTTCCTGAATCTACACCACCAGTTAATGATAATGTTTCTACATTTGTTGCAGAAGCATTGAATGTTACTCCAGCAGCTGCAGAACCAGCATTAGTAAAAATAGATGCTTCTGAAATACCATTTGAATCTGCATCCTCTTCAAAGGATCCAAACCAAACATACTCAGAACTATTGTTGATTACGTTAGGTAGAAAGTTATCTGTTCCATCATCTTTTTTAGCATCTGATGCAACTGAAACATATGCAAACCTTTCAAGTATTGTACCAGGTGTACCTGATATCAATCCATCTTGGTCTACAACAACTACGTGGACCTCATCATTAGATCCACTTCTATCTGAAACATAAGATGATGTACCAGGGGCTCCATCAAATTCATCTTTGTATGTCCATGAGCTAAATGTAGCGTTAGGAGAAATCATGGAAACTTGTAAACTGTTTCCTAATGCTCCAGGCCACTTAGCAATCCATCTACCAACTTGGTTGTCAGCAGAATCCATGCCAAAGCTCAAGGAATCAAAATGATCTTTGTTTCGAATTTGTATTGCTTCTTTCAATGAAGAAGAATTTGAATTAGCATTCAAAGCAGCTGCTGTTGCTTCTCGAACAACAAACATACTACCTGAATAGGTTAAAAACTGTGATGCAGAAATAAAATCTACAGCAACAGTGCTGTTGGGGTTACCAAACGTCTCGGCTAAAGTGGCCTCTGTGTCTACCAGAGTTCTTTCTCGGACCGGACCCCAGCGAAAGTTCCCTACGAAAGCTCCAGTAGTTGACTGTACATTTGGCACTACGCCAGATAAGTCAATTTCTTTGACTGTAATCGCAGGAGATGCAGAGGGACTTGAAACCATATCTCTTTTCCTTTGAGTTTAAATGATAAGATAGCATAATAAGGATTTTCAATTGCTATTATTTATAAGATCTTTTATTTAGTAATATTCTTGTTTCCACTCTAGCATCCAGTCATCTGGATCCTTTTCTGGTTCAGGTATATCATCTAACCCATCATCCACAAATCCAAATGGTACAATATCATCTTCAATTTGTTTCATTCTTTGTTTAAACATTAACTCTTTCATGTTTATATCAGACATTTCCATAAATCTATCACCAAGTGTAAAGTATCCAAATAATACTAAGTTCATCATTAGATCATCATGATTACCATCAGAAGCTTCATATGATTGACCCTTAGCTACAAAAGTAGACATTTCTATAATAGTTTCTTGATCATATATTTTTAACTTTCTATTCTCTACAATATCTTTTATGGTAGAACAACCTAGTCTTTTTACTTTACGATTCATAGTTACTCCAAGTCCATTTGCTTTGAGAGCAGACTCTAAGTGTAAGTTTTCATATTCTAGTTCATAATATAATCCATTACATACAATAGTCCCTTGGTCATTATTCTCAATAACGACATATGCATTATTATAGTTGGAAGCATATTTGTAAATAAGATTTGGAAATAGTATTGGAGAGATTCTATTATTACGATATACACAAACTTGTTCAAAGGGTGTTGTTGTAATATCAATTATATTAAAAGTAGAGTAATCTCCTCCCACACCCTTTGCAACATCTACTACACAAACATACTGATGTTCTTTTTCAGTTTCTTTGTATATCAAACATGATCCACCTTCATAAATATGAATTGGATTTTGAGCTCTTAGTTCCATCAAAGACGAACCATCAATTAATGTAGCACCTGTTCCAAAAAAAGTGTTGCCAAATTCTTGATCAAATTGTAGCTTAGATGTATTAGATATTGTTTGCTCTTTCCAAGCTTCATCTCTACCTGGAACATCCCACCAGTCTACTCTAAAGGATTTGTATTCATTTACACCTTGAACTGCTCCTTCCCACAATCTATGATACATGTTACCAATACCATTAGCAGTAGATGTAATAATAACTTTAGTATTTTTACCAGATGCAATAACAGGATATGTTGAAGTATAAAATGTAGCTGCATCTTCTACGAATGCAAACTCATCTAAGTAAAGTAAGTTAACTGACATACCTCGGATGGATGATCCAGATGTTGCAGCAGATACAATTCGAGAGTTATTACTAAACTCAATAGATCTCTTATTAAGAGCTTTACAACCTGGTTGTAGAAAAAAAGGAAGGTTTTCTAACATAAGCGTAACCCTGCCCAACATTTCTTGAGCAGTAGCTCCTTTGTTAGCTAATATAGCAATCGTTTGTTCTGGTTTAAATAATGCAAACCATAGCAAATATGCTACAGAAGAGATAGACTTACCAGACTGACGGCATGCAAGAATGATACTAAAGCGATTGCTATCAAAGTGTTTGAACATATCTTCTTGATATTTGTATAAGTCAAATGGCACCAATCCTTTATCCAAATGGATTACTTTACAATATGTTCTAGCAAAGTATGAAGGATCACTCATACATTTTTTATACTCTTCAACTTCGTGAACAGTAAATGGAGATACAACACCGTCTCTTTTTATTTGAGCATTACCAAGATATGTTTCATTCATCTTCTTTAACAGGTGTTACATCTTTCATCAACATTCTTTGTAAGTCAGTAGTTGATCCTACAAAGACATTATTATTAGTAGTTTGATTAGGTAATTCTTTAGGTGCGTCTTCCTTGTTAAAATCTTTTTTCTTCTTATGCATATCAATGAGGTTACCATTAATATCAGATACGTTTTTCATCATACCTGAAAGTACTTCAAACGCTCTCGGATGTTCAGTGGCTCTTGCCACTTCCATCATTTCTTCTAATGCTTCTGAACCTTTGACTAGTAGATCGTAATAGTTTCTTCTAGCAAATTCAAAATCATTATTAGCTTCACTCGAGTCCAAATCCATAGGAATATACCTCATTAAAACCATAATCTGAGTCTGCAATCACATTAGTAGTAGGTGTAATTTCAATACTTAAAAAATCACTATCTGTGATTGCAGGTGTGTTAATATCTAGTTTGGGAATTGACTTTGTAATTACACCTCTGTCATTGATAGGTCCAAAGAAATTAAGTTTCATATCAAAAGTCATAGTATATACAATTGTTCTTCTTTGTTCTAGAGCTCCTTCAAAGTCATCACTAAAGTCAACTCCAGTAATAGTAATTGGAATGTCTTCTTTTACATTGGGAAATTCTGAAAAAGGTTTAATAGTAAGAGTATATTGTGGGTTAAAGTATGGAAGTATTTGTTCTACTACCTGCAATGCATCATCTTGATTTTTAGCAAATACACTTAAAGAGAAATTAATTATATAAGGAGTGTATACATTAAATTTATTTCTTTTAGAAGAACTGCTTCCTACTTGAGAAAAATTAGTTGTCTTAGCTAGTTGTCTTGTAGGATCATATTGGATACCAATAATTTCAAATGACATTCTAGGAAGTTTTAAAGCTATTTTTTGATCTGTGTCAAGATTAGGTTGAGCAGATATCCGATCTAAAAACTTTTGCTTTGGTGCATATGACAATGGAACCATAATAGTATCAGTAACATTTCCAGAAGAATTTTTTCTAAGGATATGTATCTTGTTAAACAATCTACCAAACAGCGCAACTGCTTTTCTAGTTTTACTATGGTAAAAATATATATCTCCTCCAATTGGCATTATGGATCTCCAAATGGATTAGATTCAGTAAAATCTAAAAAGTTAGTGAGTGATTTATAATACCTATTTGTAGGAGTATCAAATGTGTTAAAGAACTTATCAACAGTCCTTGTCAATGTTGAACCTGTGGAACTAGTAGATTTTATAGGTAAAGCAGTACTAAATTCATGAAATTTATTATCGCTAGCTCTAAGGTGAGCAATTCCTAAAGCCTTATCATCAGTTAAGATGGAAACTATTTCAGCACTTACTATAGTACCATCAGCTAATGTTTGTGTTATATCATTTCCTATTACAAAGTCAGTATCAGCTGAATCTGTAATCCGAACAAAAAATTCTTCAAGTTTAATACCACCCTCAACTGCATCTATTTCATCAACACTAGTATCAAACTCTTCACTACTAAACTCAAATAACTCACACCTTAGTTTGTATGTTGGAAGATTGTTTAATTGGTAAAAAGGTTGCTCATGCTCAACATGACTTATTTCAAACAACTTTTGAGAAAAAGGAATGTAAAGCAAATCACCTTCTAGAGGTCTTATTGCTGTAATTTCATTATCATATCTTTTTATTGTTTGATCCCATCTTCTTCTGGACACAATAAAAGTAGCTTGGTCTCTAATCTCTACACCAAACTTAGTAAACAAATCACCTTCGCCATCAAACCCTTCAATGTTTTCGATGTACATTTCTATTTTATACGAAGAATTAAATCTTGATGTAACTTCATTAAGAACTTTATCTTCATTAATAATGTCTCTTGGAAGATAATAGACATCTTGACCGTACATCTTTAAAGATTCAATAATGATATCTTCATAGACGTTCTGTTCTGATTTTACACTTTGACTGAAGTATGGATTGGTTGCCATATCTTACCCCATGAAGAAGTCAGCTGGCATCTCATGCTCAAGACGAATAGATTCTCTTAACCTATCAATATCAGATGTTGCATCATCATATAACTGTCGTCCGTTTAACATAACTCCACCTGGAAGTTGCATGCCTTCAAACTTTATTAAGTTTGCTCCCCACTGCTGTTTGATAAGAGCAGTAGTATATTCTTTTAACCACATATCGTTGAATACGCTTGTATGTGTAGAAGGATCAATTATTCTATAAACTTCTGCAACAATGTAATCACCTGCTTTTATGTCTTGATCAACAAACTCTCCAAAAATATACAATCTATTTTGTTTTCTTGCAAACTGAACTTGTGGATGACCATTTAGTTTCATATCCAATAATGACAAATACTGTTGCATTTGTTCATAATAGGCAAGATCACCAATGTAAGTATGCATATTAGCTATATCATTAAGATGTAATTGATACTTAATGTCAAAGAAATTCCTTGACATCTGCCCACCATGCACCTTGAACATCTTAGACAAAAATTGTATATCTGTAGATAATGAAATGTATTCATTAGTAACATCTGTTTCAGTAACAAGATGTTTTAAATATGTTCTTAAAGTGGCATCAGAATGAAACTCTTGATAATACTGCAAAGCTTCATCGACCCGGTCCTCCAACTGATCAGGATCCACATTGATCTCGATCACTGGGTCACCAAGTCGACGCAGGCAGTAGTCAATTAATGTAGCTCTACTTGTTGGGTTTGCCATTTTGAAATCCTTAATAGTATTGCTACTATTTATAAGGCAAGAAACTTACAAGAAGCTATGAATTTTTAGTTACGAATGCATCATACCATGCTTCAAGATCAACAGCTTCAATGCCTTGATCTGAATCAGCTTGATTCATTGGTGTAGCATATGTGACAAAGTCAGACTTAGATAGTTCAGTAGCATTACTTGTATCTACATGAAACTTACCATTTAAGTCAGCCCATCCCACATAGTGACCATCGGAATGACCCCAATGTCCACGATCTTCTACATATCCAGGGACAGCTCTACGACCGTCTTCTCGGATATACATTTTGTACTTAATTACTGCCATCTGATTGTTCCTCTCCGTCTGCAGTTTTCTTACTTTCCAACAAGTTCATATATTCAGTATTGAATACATCTGTCTTACCATAGATACGCTCTGTGGTAGCATCTGCATTCTTATAGTATTTATCACCCATTTGATCTAGAAACTCTTCTAATTCATTAGAATGTGGAATCTCACCACGTTTAATCTTGTTTGCTGTATGGGCAATATATCCTTGAACTTCTGTAAGTCCAGCTTGTGGATGGACTCCGTACTGTTGCATGTACTCAATAGTAGCAGTCGATGCTCGACCACCATCCATCAAATTACGATACATAAGTTCAAAACCACGTCGAACATGATGTCGTTTTTCTTCTTTCTCAAACTCTTCTTCATCCCAATCATCAATACCGTTCTTTTCTTTTATAGAATTGTAACTATCAATTAGTGTTGCAATGTCTTTAAAAGAACCGTTGATCTTACTTTCCAAAGATGTTATAGAAACAAAAGCAAGTCTCAACTTTGCTTCCAACACTGGATCATCTGGATTTTCTTGTAGCTGTGCTTCTAACTTATCAATCTCTTTTCTTTTCTTTGCATGACTGACTTGAGCTTCAGCCAAGGCCATCTTACGTTTCTCTGCCTCAGCCATAACTTGTCTCATCATCCTCATAGGAGATTGACCATTCAACATTGTGATAGACATCATAGACAAAGTTGTCTGTGAATTGTTTCTATCAAATGCTCTAGTCTTCTCTTCTAACTCAGGAAGATAATCGTTAACCTTCTTAACCGCTACTGGGTTAATTGTGTTCTTTGTGATTGTGGGGAGATTGAATGTAACTGTATCGTTAATAGATAATGCTGTAGATTTTTTTTCTTCACTCATAACAAATCCTTGGTTTTTGATATTTCATTGTAGTATATATATGTTTTGTTGACAACTGTTAATAGTCAATATTGTTAGAACTGTAATCACTTGGTAATGAAATACCTTTAGCATCACCACCATCTATTCCATTGCTATCAATAAAGCTACCTCCAAAAGATAATTTTTTTACATATAGATTTTTCCATCTTTTTGTAGACGTCCCTAATGATTTTGTATTACCTTCTGCTGGAATAAAATTAAAATTAGCACTATCAACTACACCTCTTACACTACCTGTGTTAATTACGTTACTTCCCAACTTGTTAGAAACATAAGAAGAATCAATTAATGAAATAATACTAGCAGAATCAAAACCAGTTACCAAACCAGATATATCAGTTGTAACAATTGGACGTGCTGTGGTTTTGTCTGAATCACTTACAGTTACAAAGAAACTTCCGACAGCAGCACTATCTATATCTTTTGCAAAATCTGCTAAACTTCTATTTTGTGATTTAGTCATTTTCTATCCTGTTATTATTCATCACCAAGTGATACTGTAGCTATTTTGTTGTGTGGACAAACAAACAATAATTTTTCTGATGTCCATTCATAAATTCCATAATGACGGCCATCTCCACCAGAAGCATAATCATGACCCTTTGTAACCGCATCAATTTTCTTTCCGTTGTAAGATGCCGTACTCATATCAAAACCAGATGTTAAATCAATTAAATATGTATCTTCGGGATACTGAGTTTTTGCATCAGCAATATACAAATTTGTTCCATCATCATTAAACTGCATAGTTGAAATTGCATTATTTCTTTGAGAAGACCCAGTGAGATTAAAGTCATCTAAATCCCAAACCTTTGAACTATTCCAAGTTTTAGTTGAAGAAATGTCATAATTTGAACTTACACCCACTTCATAAAAATTATCATTAGCATTATTAAACAAAATTAATTTGCTACCATTTGCATTCCAAGATAAATGTGAGAGATTCAAATATTGTGTTGAAATACCAGCATTACCCATGTCTGTAGAAACTTCGTATGAATAAGGTGATGATTGAAGAGTAGTCATATCATATGCTGTTGACAAAGTATATTGTAATATCCTTTTGCCATTTCCATTTGAACCTCCAGCTAAATCATCACAAATAATTAGTTTTGTACCATCTCCTGAAAACTGGTAATCATACACAAAAACATATTCCTTATCTGGAATTGTAAAGGTTCCATCATCATTCCAATCAGTTCCATCATTGCCTGTTCTTACATCATATGGAGGATTAAGGTTAGCATAATATCCAGAAGTGGATCCATAATAATATACTCTGGTTCCGTCTCCGTTAAACCTTAAAAAGGTTGCTTTTCTGTTTAAACTAATTACACTACCAATTTGTGTTCCAAAAGGCTGTGTACTAGCAAGATCAAAATTTGATGCTGCAGTTCCTCCATCCAACAAAATTTGATTGTTATTAAGTGATATTGTATGAGTACTAATTGATTTTTCTGTTCTTGGGATTGTTATAGTTGTAGAAGAATCAGCAAATACATTTGCTATTCCTTTAGAATAGTTTCCAATCTTTACAGCTTCACCAGCTGAGTCTGGAACAATGTGATTAAGACCACTATCTGTTATAGTAGTAGTAATATCTAGACCTGGTGCTCTTGTTGATAAAAAGTTTGAATCAATTAAATTTACTATAGCAGCAGAATCAACATCAGCTCCTGTTGGATAATTTGAAATGTCAGAATAATCTAAGGTTTCAAACACAGGTCCACTAGCACGCTTAGCAAGAAATGTGCCACTAGCTGCACTGTCTATTGCGTTTCCTATACTACCTAAAAATCTATTACTTACCATTTGTTTTCCTTATGAAGGTGAACCTGATGTTGCCGCGTGTTGGCTTTTAGTTCCTAGCATATCTCCAAAATCAGTCGCGTTTCCTGTCGTAGCCATAGTGATGTACTCTAAAACATTGACCTCACCAGAATAGCTTGAATTTACACCACCATTGCGTACAGCCCTTGTTGCGTTATGAGAAACCGCAGACATTTTACTGTTT